TTTGGAATGTTTTGTGTTTGGTTTGCGTAATGAAAAGGAGTCACACAATTTTTATTGAGAATGGCTTTTAATTTATATTTGATTTAATATAAATTTCAGTGTTTGGATTTTGAAGGTTTTGTGTTTGGTTTGCGTAATGAATATTTACCTAATATTGTATGGAATACCATGGTAAGGAGTAGGAGCATCACTGATAAGAGCATCATGCAAACAACAATGACATTTGCTCAGCTTATCTATCGCCTGTTTGTACCAAATGAGAACTAATATTATGGCGATTACAATAACTATTGTAACAACAAGCATGTCTTTGTGCATTTCAGTCTGAGATTTTCGATCTTGGTTTTTAGTTTTGGGTCTCGATTTTTGGAGTTTTGATTTTTGTGAGCCTTATTTTATTTTTTATATTTATCTGCGTTTTATGTTAGCACCCATTTAGGTGCTAGCACTAGGCTAGTTTTTTTTTTTTGATCCCACCGCTTTTTTTGTGGGTCGGCTGTGGCTGGACGACTAGGCTTCTCCATTGTCGTCGTTGCGAGAGCGCTTCTCACCTGGCTGGTCGTCCTGCATCTCGATCATTAACTGTCGAGTCGCAGTTACGTGATGCTGCATCATGGCTACGGACTCCAGCATGGCTCGATCCCTCTTGCCCCGAAGGACTTTGAGATCGAGGGCCAGTTTCTTGTGTTCCCCAAGCAAAATGCGCCCCGCGTTGGTCAGTTCTGAAACCTCAGCCTTGAGAGTTGTGATTTCACTGTAAGCCAACTCGTAGGCCCATTGCTTGAGAGCCAGCTCTTGTGTCGTTTTCTCGAGCTCAGAATCCACCTCCTTGCGAGAGTGTATCATTCTCCGGCCAAACTCCAGGCTGGTTTGGTAATCCGCGAAATCCACAATGAGAGAAGACAGAGAGCCCCGAGTATGCGCTTGTCTGAGTTTCTTGGAGTCGCTCTCAATGCAACACATGCAGTTTGATCCATGAGCGGGCTTCTTCTGAGGTTCAGGTCGGTGTATACTTCCTCTTTTTGCGACGAGATGAGTCCTGGCTGATGTCATCTGGTCAACAGCAGCGCTTGACACTGGAGCAGCGTTGGCCTCGAGAACTGCTTGTGCTTGTCCGAATCCTAGGTGTGGGCCGTTTGCATTCATAACGGCTGCGAACTGCTGTTGTGATGAAGGAGCAAAAGGATTGCCGCTGAACTGACTGGCTGGAAGGTTGTTGTCGGACATGATTTGTTGATGAAAAACGGGAAGAAACGTTTCGTTTCCTTTTCCGAAAAATTTAAAAAATGTTTTCGAAAGGGGTGTTGTGGGATTATATTACGAGAGTAGATGTGTATTGATTTTTTATTGGGTATTATTTTTTTCTTCGGATGCTAGCATGAAATTCAACCCAAATTGATATATAGGTTTTGTTGATAAAGTGCTTTCCATATGGGTAACTAGTTCGAGTTTCTTTCGTCTCAAGTGTTCTATTTCCTCTTGAGACATTATAGGCAAATCTATATGTGTTGTTGATACAAATTGATTCATAATATCTGAATTAAGTTCAGTCTTTGTCTGCTTTAATTGATTCGACTCATCGCAGTTAGTTATTAATAATCGTTCAATAGCTGGAGGAAAGATTCCCTTAACTATATTTGGATTCAATTCTATACGTTTTTGCCTCAAGAGTTCTATTTGTCCATCGGATAACGTCGATAATATATCTCTTATATGAATATTATCATCTATTAATTGATATAATGAATATATTTTTGTTAAATTGTCCTTAAGTTCTATAGCTTTTGTCACCGCTGGACCACTTTTACGATTTAAAATTCTAGTTATGTAGGTACCATCCCATTCTTTTGATTTTCCAGGAGGTCTTACGTGAATTTCGTTTAATTTTTTCGCTATGGCATAATTGGTATGAACCCTTTTTGAATGTACATCATATTTCGATGCCATATCATAAATATAAGCAATAACTTTTTGTTCTTCTTCGATTTCCACTACTGGAGATTTCGAATCCCCAAGTCTTTTCCACCCGTAAGGAATTTTACCTATGAATTCACCCTTTTCTTGTTTGGATTTCTTAATATCTTCACCTCTTTGTCTAATTAAATCCGATTCTAATTCACCAACAGCAGCAAAAACCACTGCGCCGAATTTTCCCATAGCATGTCCTGTATTTATTTGTTCAACTATAACAATCAGGGGACATTTCCTATCTGATAATTCTTTTGCTATTTTCAAAAAATCACTTAGAGATCGTGTTAGTCTCGAAAGACTAACAACAACAAGAGTATCACCTGCTGGTATATCCCTTAAAAGAGCAGCCAATTCTAATCTCTTGTCCCTTTTCTTTTCTGTTCCAGATTTGCCCGATTCTACATAAGTTTTAACATGATTGAAACCATTTGCTTCGCAATACTTAATAATACGTTCCTGCTGTTCAAGTAAAGAAAATCCTTTTTCAGCTTGGATATTTTTGGAAACTCGAACATATCCATAACAATTTCTTACCGGCGCTCCAGGTCTCATCATGTTTTTGATTCTTTTGAACCTTTCTTTAAAACTAATATTTTGTAAACACGAAAATTTATCGAAAAATATGAAAATATGTATATAAATAACGACAAAATGATCTAATTTACGAAATCATAACAAGAGATATAGTTTACTTTTGATACAAAGATTCTATATTTTAATGGTTTACATCTGTGAAAGTTGATTATTTTTCAATTTTGATAATATTTTAGCTAGGTGAACCGACCGGGTGTTCCCGTTCTATTGTCACCGATAAAATCGTATTGGTAAAAATTCGCAAAGTTGTAGTCGATCATTTTTAGATTTTTACAAGTGTAAAGCCAGAAACATTAGTAGCGCGTAAAATTTATTTCCATAATACTATATATCTCTCATAAAAACATCACATAAAAGAAAATTTAATCTAATTTTCTGTATATACAGATTGGCTATATTTATGAAAATTATGATACTATATCATAACATGCAAAAATACCGATTTCACATACAAATACGTAGTATTTGTTGAATACATAAACTTACACTAATATTTACTTATGAAAAGATTCAAATTTGATTTATCCGAGAATATAAATAATGTTAAGATTCCCACTTTTCCATGGTAGTTTTTGATATAGAATAAATAAATTTATATTCTAATTTCACTCTTATATAAATAATATACAAAAATTATATTCTAAATACATATTTTTAATTAAATATATCTATATATTTAATGTGTTTACGTGCCTTTCTAAAATGGTATTTTCTTGTATTTATTATCATCCTCTTTCAAATAACCTCCTATTTCAGTATGAAATTCAGATTTTACTAAAATAAACATGACATAATTGAGTTGATCATACACCAAAGCATTAAGATCTAAATCAACAGTCTTTAGATCACATATTCTAATTAATTTAATTTTCTTGTTTATACAATAATCAGCTTTAATATTATCTCTTATAAGTCTCAATTTGAATTCTTCAACACCTCCAAAGAAATCGACAGATTCGAAATGTTGTTTTCCATCGAACTCTATTAACATATTCAAACTAGGAATGTAAAAATCAAATCTCAACTTATTGATATATCTACAATCGTCAAAACTCATTTCTGGTATATATGATATTTCTAAATTATCAAAATATCTCCGAACGGCAGCATTTCCCAACGAAATACGAAGTGCTCTCGCATTTGTTCTCAAACTATTTTCTTTGAAGATTTGTTTTCCAACATATTTGCACAATTTGCACCATGATCCATTAGCAATAGAATCTAAATGTTCTTTCCATCTATATTTCTGTCCTGCGATATGTTCCCTATCACATTCCCATTCCAATTTACGCGAAACAGATACGAATTCGTCAGTGACACATTTTCCTCCTCTACATATTGCTAGATTTTTGATCTTTTCTATAGTGTTGTATTTTAGTCTCAAATATACCAATTCTACTTTCGTTCTAGGATATTTATCTAAAGCAGCTTCTATTTGAGATATGCCTAGTGATAGATCTACGTCAAAAGATTTAATCTTTTCTATCTGTTGATCGCGTGATATTTTATTAACGGCGGCTTCTTTAATTGCCTTTAATTCGGCCATAGATATAGACTCAGTATAACAACGTTCGTAATCACACCATTTTCCTCTGATGACATCCGATGTACGCGTTCTACCAAATTTATGTCTTCCTTTGCAAGTCCATTCTCCACTATTAATATTATATCTTCCTCCTTTTTGTTTAGCCAAAAGTTGTTTTGCTCCATCACTTTCATATCCAATTTCTAAACACCAATTACACCATTTTCCTTCGAGAACATCGCAGATTTGACCAAACCATTCGTGATCATTAACACAAGTAAATTTACACTTCAGATATTGTTTAAACATATTATCATGTCTATATATATGAGAATTTATATCACCATCAAGTATATGCGTAAATCCGCTGATATTTGACATTATTATTTTTACGCATTCATCTGTCCCATCACATACAGGACACCATTTATCAGGATAAAGCAAAAACGGAGCGCTACGAAATATATGATTATTATCACATTTAAATTTACGCTGTTGATATACATTATCTATATAAGCATAGAGGAGTTCTAAAACCATATCTGTTTTCTTATCTAAAATCTTAAGTATATGTGATTTTGCTTTGTCACTATTCGTTTCCTCAAAGTATTCATTCAAGAGATCTAAATCTAAAAGAGATGAACTATTGATCGGTAGTATGTCAAATATCGTGACTGGTTTAAATTGTAGATTAAAAACGGTCGGTAAAGGAACAACTGTTGGATCTAAAATTTGTGTATGTGGTCTTTTTCTATTTAGAATGCAATTAGTATCGACGCACCATGCCCCTCTAATAATGTTTATAGGTATATCCCAGAAAATATGTTTATTGCAACATATAAATTGACACTTTCTATTTGGATTAAACGTTACAAATTCAGATTCGAGACATCTACCAGCTTTTCCTCTAGATATGTCATCTAGAGTTTTTATACTACAATTAGTTAATAAACAGTCGGAACACCAATGTCCCATAAGAAGGCATCCGAAAGTATCTTCCCATTTATGTCTCCTAGAGCATTCAAAAGCTAACTTGAGATTTTTGACATCTCTTGTTTCTGGATACATTTGAAACATCAAATCATACAAAGGATTGATGCTAGCCGGCATTGCATTTCCTCCAACTATTTTCATAATATTATCTAGAGTAATATCTTTACCGTAACACTCAAAACATATATCAATACCTTTCTCCATTATAAATTTTGTGCTCTTGAATTTATGCTCGGCTTTACATTTGAATTTAGTAATTTCATGGAGATTCATTTCCATTTCTGAGTAATCCTATTGTGATTTTTGCAGATGGCACGACAAAAGTCAAAAAACCGATTTCTTAAAATAGTAAGATTTTATCTTACTATTCATATTATAAGCCATGTTAAACATACTTAATACATTATTTTTATTACTGGCCCATACCTATACAAGAGGGATATTTCTTTGCGAGCCAAAACAACAGAAGAAAGGTAACGACCAAGACGGATAAATAAATTGCAGTTTGAGTATTCTTACTCCTAGTATTTATATGTATTTCAGAGAGCTGCCACAATCCGATCCAAACAATAATACTAAGTATTATTCCGATAACTATTCTTATAGCATCATGATTTTTCTGCTGTTCTGTCTTCTCTCCAGATTCTGACTGACTCTCGCTAATATTTTTCGCGTCGGAACTCATCACGTCACTTTTTATTAGTCTTAGACTAATAAATATAAATTTTAATCAGAACGCGTATGATATGCCGTTTTTCCATTTATTTGATCAATCCACCGATTAACTGGGAGATTTCAGATATAACACTAGCCTTCATTCTTTCCTTTGTCTCCTTGTTCTTTTTCTCCCTTTCTGCTGGCGTCTTCAGTTTTGCTTTCTCTGCATCTTCAGCCTTTTCTCTATTTTCGGCATCTTGTCTAGTAACATCAATGACATCATACTTATGGTTAGGACGAGAATAAATAGTATACAATTTCAATCCGCTAGGTCCAGCAATAACGTTATGCAATGTGCCTTGGGGAATTGTAATAGAATCTCCTTCATAAATATCGGCTGCCATTCTGTTAAGAATGACTTGGCCGCTACCTTTTTCTACCCTAAAGAATTGATCAACTTTTTCATGTACTTCTTCTCCCAAATCCTCATTAGGATTTACAGACATGACAACCAATTGCTGATTCTTAGATGTAAACAATACAGTTCTATAGTTAGTATTAGCTTCTGATATTTTCTCTATAGGACCAACAAATGCCATGATAACAGTAGTGTTAACTCCTAATGAGACATAATCAACATTAGGATTGAAGCCAAATCCTTTGTTTTCCATAGCATCCTCGATCAATTGTTCAGCAAATTCCAAAAGCTCATTATCCGAGTCCATCCTGAAAGTTTTCAATTGGATATTTTCTAGTTCGTATTTTCCCGACTGTATCTTTTTATTAAATATTACTTTATTAGTAATATTTCAGTCATCAACTTTATATTTTTATGTTGCCTAACAAATTCCAAAAGCTCAGTGTCCGAGTCCATCCTGTGTTTTTGTTCCGTTTTCTTTGATTCCAGCCGACTGTATCTTTTTATTAAATATTACTTTATTAGTAATATTCCCCATCTACCATGTGATTTATTTACCGTTTATATATTTCGATTCATGTTTTGATTATTTAATGTTTAGGCGCAGCGCCTCCTTTGGCTCCAGTCAACTTGGCGATATCGGCAGCGGCTTTGGCTCGCTCAGATGCTTCAGTCTTTCTGCCTGCAAGTTTTGCATCGCCTTGGAGTCTCTTAACTTGAGTTTCTGCTAGAGTTCTAGCTTGTTTGGCTCCGCCCTTATCTCCAGGATAGGCGGCCAAATAATCACGTTCAGCCTTATCTCCGGCCTTACTACGAACAGCATTATCTGCGTTGGTTTGCTTCAATTTGTCGATAAACCCTAATTTTCCTTCAGGACGCTCTTGGCTAGATCCTGAATATTCATCTCTGCCAGAATCAACAGTTTGTTGAGTGGGTACCAGCCAATAAATGAGAACAGCAACGACAATGATAGTCACTACAATTCCACAAATTAGCTTATTTCGGTGCTTCTCGCGATCCTCCTTATCTGGGCATCTACTCCTGTAGATAATGATGCCCAGAATAATAATCACAATGATGGCGACAACAAGAATCACCAAACGTCTATCGAGCAGGGATGAAGCCATTTTCCGATGCGATTTTGAGTCGAACTCTTTTTAATTCGAGGATTCTTTTTTCTTTCTGTATTAATTTCTTCCTAAATTTAATCCACAAAACGCCTTGTCGCAAAAATCAAGAATCGGTAGTTAGCATGCAATGATTTTTCTCAGTTTCTCCAATGGTTTCACTTGCTTTCACCTCTTTTTTGTCGCGATAATGAATATAAAGGACAGCTAAAACATAAAATGCGGCCAAAATACACCACATAGATCCCATAGATCCATCTTTCTTATTAAAATAAATTGCTACCATTAGAGTTATTATACCTACCGCCAACAATAACATCTTATTTCTTCTATTTTCTTTTGTCTTGTTTTTCATAAACAACAATGGCAATCCCATACCGATGAGATATAATATCGGTACTAATTTTATGTCAGACATGAATGAAGGTTTTGTAGGATTTAAAGTAGATGGATATGAAGATTTAGAACCAACAGCTTTGCTTGTCCATCTTAGATGACATGCGTTAGTAGTCTCAGTTTGAAATGATTCCTTGCCCCTTAAGACTCTATATATCATATAAATAACAATTACTCCAAAGAATACAGAAAGAATAAGTAAAATCTTCTTTTGAATGGGGGTCATGGAACCTAACATTGCCCCAAAATAACAGTTAATGAGTGGTTGGCACCACAAAGCAATAAGAACGAGAGCAGTAATAATGGCATTTAATCTATTATTTCTGCGTTTAATAGACACCCATAATATTCCTTCTAAAAATTGTATAGAAATGAAAGCCAAAACAAAATAACATTGCCATCTTACCGTATTTGAAGGGTTAGTTTGTAATATCCTAATAACTATAATGACAACAATAATGAAAGTCAGAAATGACACTTGCTCATTCCAACACATTTATTCCAATTTGATCTATACCAATGTTTGTATGTTTTTATATCAAATATGTTTTTGATATATTCACGTGAGATAATTTGAGAAAGTCAAAAGTGACACTTGCTCATTCCAACACATTTATTCCAATTTGCACGGTGAAAATAGATATTCCGTTTTTATATCAAATATGTTTTTGATATATTCATGTGAGATCGAGAATTATTGATTGTTATTGTTGTTGACATTGAGAGGTTGGGGCTGTCTGTTTAAATAAGCATTTAATCGGCCTCTTATCCATTGTTCTTCTCCATCTCTTAGTATACCAACAGCCGGATTGGCATTAAGAAGATTTATCCAAGCTTCCAATTCATTTTCTGGGGTATCCCCAGTTTGATTTGTTAGTCTAACAATATTTCCGAAGACTTCATTTTCTGCATTTTCTAATCTATACCGCTGAGCCATTTGAGCTTCATCCAATAAATAATTAAAATCTCTCCATATATTTCCGGCATCTAATCTTTCATTATCTTCAACTACATTAGGATTTTCTTGAGGAGGCATACCTAACATTGGTTGTCCTTGTGCCAATCCTTGGATTATATTTCCACCTAGATAAATGAAATTTTCTCCGTGTATAACCGGTAGTTGTCCATTCTGCGCTATTGCGTTGTTATTGTTATTTATGGGATTTATAGGCTGCATCTGAAAAAAAGCATTTGGATTTTGTTGAGGCTGTGCTTCTGCTCCTCCAAAATTCAACCCTCGTCTTGGGCCTAGTCCTGCTATTCTTCTCATTTCTCTTACTCTAGGTCCTCTTAATTCTGGAGCCAAATTTACTAACTCTACTATTTGTTCGTATTTCAGATCGAGAAGATCACTTCCCAATTGATTTTCTACTTCACCTATAAGATCCGCATAAAAAACTTTCCATTGAGTCCCCTCTGGTTTTACTTTAGTCGGGAACTCCTTTAGACATTTTCTATACCAAAACTCATTACTGTCACAAATCTCATTGTAGAATTTTCGGGAAGTGCCGCACAATTTTCCAATATCAGATAATGTCATATTTAATGCCATCACTCTTACGATATCTGACGGTACGTTTTCAAAAGCATCTACTCCTGTTGTTCCTCCAGGAGATAATATAGGTGCTGGTATATACATTGGAGATATTTGTTGTGGTGAAAGTCTTTGTGGAGACGAAAATGAAGATGAAAATGTAGACGATGGTGAAACATATGAAGAAGTTAGAGATGACGATGTTGGAGATAAGGTTTGATTTGGAGTTTTGATAGGAGATGTCGCATATCCAGGTACGGTAGGTTGTATAAAAACTTGATCTAAGAATGGGGTATTTCCTCCTTTGATTATTTCTAATAGCTGAGTAAATATAACAGCAAAAGTTATTGGTTTCCTATTAGAAGTGTTTACTTCTTCATTCCATATCCGTATTTGGTTTGATATTATATATTTAAGATCTGTGGCTCGTATTCTGTACGACGACACATGGATAAGTACATCTGGTTTACATATGACATATGCACTAAGTCTTCCTTTTATTTCAAAAACAGTAGGAATATATTGAATGACATATCCATTTTGATCAGAGGTATTTTGTTGGCAATCGCCTCTTATAGCTGACGAGACATCTTCTAGATTAGTAGCTTGATTTATTATGCCCTGCAATTGACTATATTCTCTAAAATAAATAATGAGATCTTCATTCAACATAAAGACATTAAGATAAATATCTCCAATATCATGACCTACTTGATCTAAACTTAATTCGGGAAAAGGAGCATCCTCAGACCTAAAAAGAGATAGAAGAGCTTCGGCTGATGATGTGAAATAGAAATGTTGTATAGGGTTATTGATGCTATTTCTATAGGATATACAAGATAATTTAGATCCTGCCTTTAATATGAATTTTCTCGTGGGTTCCATTTTTGTTCTTTTCTAATATTCTTGGTTTTTATAGTCGTTTTATAGAAATTTAATATTAAGTGCTAGTTAAATTGTTCCGGTTTTTACATGACCTTATTGTTTTCAAAACTACATAACTTATGGTTTGTAATAGTCTATATTGTAAATGTTTGTATTGTGTGATAGATATTAATATTCCCAGAAGTTACAATTTACGATTTATAACCTGAGACGTAGATTTTGTGCATGTATGTATCGAGGAATCTTAAAGTCATACATGAAAAATTTAGGTCCAGACTTGGATAAAAAGTTTGGGTGAGAGCCCATCCCAAAAAAATTCTGTCGAGGTCTCTAAGATTCCCTGGGTTTTTGAGATGTCTAATATGTATCCTCCTTTGCAAAATATTATTTATTATGTTATGTCTGCAAAACGTGTTATTTTCAAATGGGAAATACAAAGCATCAGAAAATATAATTATTTACTATACTCGTTAGATTATAAAACTATAATAAATAGATCGTGATTGACTTTATGGTTGTAAAAATTATTATCTTCAGCGAGGAATCTTAAAGTCGATCACACTCCCAAGATAATAATTCATCGCCGTAATGGCAAAACGTAAATATTTTTAAAGAGGAATCTTAAAGTCGATCTCAATGGCGTTAGCATCCGTAATATCAAAAGAATTTCATACCTGACTGGATATGAAATTATGGTTCTCTAGAATTATTTGCCCACATTACTCTTTATTTTTCTTCCTACCTTGCGCAGCAGCTTATAAACAATAATAACCACAAGAATAACAATCAAAATCAATAATATCCAACCAGCAAGTATTGATCCTTCCATTAAAAGCGGACTTTTATGATGGAGATCTAACACTAACGGAACTATACCTGTAGCAATATTAGTTCCTGCATGATGATCACTTTTAATAGGAAATTGTGTAACATAACTTGGTACTGGGCCATAAGCCTCCATATTTTTACAATACCAAGAATCTATACCTTGGCCCATTATGGCATAAGGATAAGTCATCATTGGTATTATAGGTGCAGCCAGTAATTTATTTCTACCTTTGTCTGAAATAAAGTAGGAATGAGCCAAGACAGATTTAACCCGTCTGAAGTCTGTTCCTTTTACTTTACCGTAAGCACCAAATACTGGCAATTGGCCTAAATATAACATATCCCAATCCTTTTTTGTTTTGTTTGAGCTGTTTTTTACTTGATGTTTGGATACTTTAGGATTTGGGTTATTGACGAAGCTCATAATTTGCTTTAGTTTTTCTGGAGTAAAATTAGGTTGAAAATATGCATCATCCTCGAATATCAATATTGGACAATAAACATCTTTGTTATAAGATGAACCTCTTTCCGCTACTGTCCTATGAGAATCCCAACATCCATAATTTGTTGGATTTTTGAATCCATACTTTTCATACAATTCTTTAGGTGGTTTCACTGGTCTGTAAAATTCTGCTTGACAACATAGTTGAACGCGATGCATCTCTTTTGTGATATGTTCAAGTCTATCGGGTCTTGTTGCCAAACATATTATGAAAGCTCTGGTGTTTTGCCAGTCATAAATTCTGTTAGCTGGATTTATTTTAGAGCAAACACATCCACTATCTAATGGTTCTATTCCATGCCAATGACTCATATTTATCTTATTTCTATCCAGTTTATTTTGTAGATATCGGGTTTTTAATAGAGGTTTTTCTATTAAATTGTTTTGTGGTTTTTATTTTTTAGCCAGACTTGATTTTTAGCCTGTTTTCTTTTCAGCCTGATTTGATTTTCAGCCTGATTCGATTTTTAGCCTATTTTCTTTTCAGCCTGATTCGATTTTCCAATAGATGCAATTCTATTAAACTGTTTTGCGGTTTTTATTTTTATTCGCCGAATTTTTCCTTTCTGCTGGCTTTCCACTGACCAATTTGTTGAATAGCATTTTCTCTAGTGGTCATTTGAGAACTATCGATTTTATGAAGATCAGCATAAGCAACCAACATATCTAACGACATGACTGACCAATTATAGTACTTGCTGCAAGAATGAACATATCCTGCGACATGACTACGACATACTCCATAAGGACTATATGCTCCACCTTTAGCCTCGACTTCTTCCAAGCATCTACAATATTTTCTATCTCCTTCTTCTAAATCTGCAGTAGGAAGAATAAAATCATGTTGCTCAGTAAGCAATTCTATATCTCCAGCCGGAGTCTTAACAATACCTAGAGATCCAGATGTTTGAGTCTGAGCATAATATTGTATTGGAGATCGAGAAAAAGGAACAGGTGATTGGTCAGAATACGGGAATTGAGCTGGAGGTGCGGGAAAAGGCTGGAATGAAGCTTGCTGAGGAGCGTACCAAGGACTATTCGAAAAAACGAGATTCATATTTATAGCAATTTTTTTCTGTGTTCGAGGTTTTCCCTTTTATTACTTTTTATTTTGATATTAAGCCTCTGAGGTTTAATATTTTTTGTTCTTTTTTGTTATTTGTTGGGTTTGCTGATGAACGATTTGACGTAGTCATCGTAAGACTTGGCAGATCGAAGAGGCTTCAAATATCTCTCCACGTAAGCATTCCAGTCAGCTAAAGCTAGACTTAATTTCTCAAGTTTCCATTGTGTTTGTTGTTTTAAATCATTCTTATGTATCGGTGACATATAACTATTATCCATATGATCGATAATAAGAGATATATAACTATCAGATCCTGGGGATGCATAAATAACTTCTTTTCCATCTATAGTACCATCTGGGGGTCTTCGCTTATCGGTAAATATTTCATATGGAATAACTATACTAATTCTCGACCGAGAAATAGAATGTTTCAGCACTTCTGATTCTGGATGTTCCTTAATAAACGTCATCAGATTATCAAGATCCCGATATATCGGAAGATATTCTCTGAGTTTATCGTTGGTCATTCTACATGCGAGTTTGTAGAGCTTAACGAATGTTTTGGGATTTAAGTTTCCTAGCTGAGCTTTCTTGGCATCCATCTTTAGTTGCTACTTTTTGATTTTATTTCGGGCATCAATAAAATTAAGTTTCATTTTTGAATTAGGCGCAGATTTACTTCATATTATGATATTAGGCCGTCACCGGCTTAATATTTCTCTGCTTTTTTTCTCGGCTTTTATATGCTTTTTTACCCGTCTTTTTTTTTTTGTTGGAGTGTCTCACTCGGCGCCGATATTCTCGACCTTGACCTTCTTGGGACTGTTGTCGGCAAGAAGAGCAGAGTAGTCCAAGACTTCGTCCATGGGATCAGTGGAGTCGTGGCTGCTTGATGAGCCTCCGAGAGATCGAGTCAACATCTTTTTCTCCTTTCTTCCTCGATATTTTCTTGTGATAACGCGGACATGATGCGAGCAATAGTCATACTTGCCTTTGGTAATGCGAGTGCATGGCACAGTCCCAGTAATGTAGGAACACTGCATGGGTTCTCGCTCCTTCTTGATCTTCTTGGGTGTCATGCTGAACGGACTGGCCTTCTCAGATCTAGAGAAAAGGGCTCGCTTGATGGGCTTCGGAAGAGACTTGGGCTTCACGGGCGTATCATCTTCCATAAGCAAGTGCCCGTCGAGTTCATCGTCACCAGCCAAAATAAACTCTTGGTTGAGACAGAAAGAGAGTTGTGAGAAGTCATCGGCCATGCCTCCATCCTGCATCTTTTCTCCGGGCGAGTAGATCTCCATGGCCTTCGGAATTTGCGTGGTGTTGTCACGGCAAAACCTCGACAGTAGACTTGTCAGCTCGAAGCTCTGTTCCATCGTCAAAATGGTAGACGCCGTATCAGCAAGAACAACTTTGTTGAGATTGCCGGTCATACCCGTGATCGAGATGACCTCGCCGGTCTTGCTATCAAAAGCAATAGTAGTGTTGAGCATAGAAAAAGAGAAAGCGTCCATGATAACTTACCTGGAAATAATCGCTCGCGACGATCGGCCTTTTGTTTTGATTTTCTAATTTTTAAAATTTCAATTTCGCCAAAACCTAGTATAGGTCTATGTCATAAGAGAGTTTGTAGCGAATAACATAATCTATAAGTTTCATATGTTAAATTAAGCCAACTGACTTAATTTATGATACTAGTTAATTTCTCTTCTCTTTTTCGATTTCGCCAAAACATCATTTAAGCCTATGTCATAAGTTAGTCGTTAAAGTATAAGAGCCTGTAATATATTTATATGTTAAATTAAGCCAACTGACTTAATTTATAGCATCGATTGACTTCACTTCCTTTTTTTTTTGGATATTATTTATCTATGCCGGGTTATTTTTTCTTTAAGGCTCTAAGTTGTTCTTGTAATCCGGCATTTTGTAGCCGTAGTTCGGCTCTTTCTATTACAATCCTGGCACCAGGCACATCTGCCAATTCTGTCTTCATGGATACTACATCTTCATCTGATAGTTTCAAGATCGCCTTTTGAAGAAGAGGCTCACTTATTTTGATTTGACCTCTAAAATTATCATCACTAACAAGATTTACTAATGCCTTTTTCGTAGATGGAGTGGACCAGAAATAATAAACAACTAGTCCGTCGTCTTCCTTAGACTTTCTTCTTACCATAGACTTACCTGGTTCTTTTGTCGGCATAGATGCCTTCAAAGCTTCTCTTCCTTCATTTCCAGATGTGTTATAAGAATTAGGATCAGCAGCTTTTGCTATAACAGCCATAGTATAGCTACTATTTGATTTTGCCGGCTGAAGATTAGACGGAGACAAGTGTTGTATGAAAGGTGTATTAGATGGCGGAGGTATTTGCTTATATGGGGGAGGAGGTATTGCTTTCTCTATGTGTTTTGTTCGCAGTTCTTCAAGCCATGGGGGAGGAGGTATTGCTTTCTCTACGTGTTTTGTTCGTAGTTCTTCAAGCCTAGATTTCTTATATACTGGCTCATATCTTTTTGGTTTTTCGGCGTCTTCCAATTCCCATGCCATTCGTCTACAAACACTGTAAACTTCTAATTCTTTTCCGAGGGCCAAAACCGTTCGATAGTTCATAACATCATCACCACAGTCATGTGTTGAACAATATTTGCATCTCACAATGGCATAGTTCTTCACTCGTATATGAGAATAGTTACAATCAATAGTTGAACAATTAGAAATTCCACAGAAACGAGTCTTGATACCGACAGCTATTATGGAACCAGTCCATAGATTAATAATCGCTTTTCTGTCTCTGGGATCTCTGATATCGTACGCACGTAATTTAGCAGGCGGCTGACTCATTTTCTGTTGGGAGAGGCTAAATCAAAAAATCACAAAGGATTTTTGTTTCTCGGAAATATTAAGTAAAAATTTCGATTTTCAATAACGGACATGGCCTCTTATAACAAAAAACACATATTTTTCTATATTTGACTTTCAATATCTTCCATAGATCGCTTATAACAAAAAACACATGGTTTGTGTTTTTTTGATTCCATATTTGACTTTCTAATATCCTTCATCCTCGCCTCTCGTCTGGAGATATTTTCTCTTTTCGATTATGTTACCTATTAATTCCATTTTGATAACGTTATCTATTAATTTTTTGGAATTAGGTTTAATATCCTTCATCCTCCCCTCTCGCCTGGAGATATTTTCTCTTTTCGATTACGTTACCTATTAATTCTATTTTGATATTGTATAGTAATAATTGTCTTTCAGATAAATTATCTGATGGTGTCTTGAGCATTTCTAATTGTACTTCGTCTTGACCTGATATTTCCGATATAGGCCATGTCGGGCGACGATCCTTTTTCAATATATTAATCATGATGTCTCGTAATGCATTAACGGCGTTGGTACATATTCCCTTTTGGCATCCATACATAGGAACTAAAGTCCAAGATAAAATATCACCACATACACATTTCTCACGAATACATCTGTGTTTCGTACATATTGATCTGGCATCTAAAATAATATTGTCTTGCGAATCACAAACTAATGGAAAACAATCCAAATTATTACTAACGGTGCCGCTTAGCCAAAGCTCTATAATTAATTTGCGGATTTCTCTCGGCAGAGTTGGAATTTTAGTTTTAACGCCATCCACGATATTTTCCGTTCTTTTCTGTTTGAATATTCCGAGTATGATCACTGCCGTTTTCTTTATCCGATAAGGCAAAGTCTTTTTGTTTGCTTCAGTAATGATCGGTCTTAGTTTAACTTGAGAAATATCAATATTTATGGTATGGCACTTCTCACAATCAAAAGTACATTTAGCGTGGACGGATATTAGTTTTATCTGTATCGTAGAAATATCTCGAAAACCTCTAGGATTTCCTAATGGTCTTAAACATACTATACATTCATCGTTAATACATGTAACATGACGATACTTTCCATCCTCGCAAATTTTCAGAGTGTTGGTATCGTCTACGTTATATTTGTCGCAACTTTTGCACATGGGCCCACAACAGGATTTAGTTTCTCTATCTATTCCATGATATATTTTGCCGTCGATATTACGTACTGTTCGTTTACCAATATAATTACCACACCCTACGCATATTTCAGGATTACATTTCTTATGTCTAAACCCGTATGTGAAATCTTTTATTTTCTTACCTAATCCCATTATATTACAGACATAACATATTTCATTATCCAAACAGTCACGATGATACTCTTTACCATCGCTTAATTCATGTTTCTTAGCTAGACTTATTACGGTCGTACATATAGGGCATATCGCCGGACTGCAATTATCTACATGCCGAATAGAATTATTATCGTATACGAGTTTGCCGGAACCTGCAGTTTTACAGTTTGAACATTTAAGTGGTTTCAAACAACTCATATGGCATATTTTATCTTCAGTGAACTTCTCATATATAGTTTGGCCAATAACTACATCACATACTATACATTTTTCTCTCGTACATTTACTTATATGTTTAATTGTAGTTCCATCATATACGAAATGTCCGCCTCGGGTTCCACAATATTGGCATATGAGATCCCCTAGACATTTTGTGTGACATAATTTGTTATCCCCAAAATTGCGAAACATATCAGGACCAATGACTTTATTACACGCTATACATTCGTCCGGACTACAACTTACATGCCTAAGGCTCATTTCATATATTAATTTATTTGCCCCTGCTAACGTGCCGCAATTCGAGCATTTTATATCTTTCAGACAATCCAAATGACATGATACTTTATCACCAAATAATTTATGTTTAGATGTACCAATAACTATTTTGCATAATATACATTCTAATGGGCTACAACCACCTACATGTCTAAGCATTAATCCATCATGTCTGAAATTACCGCCTTTGATTTTACAGAATTCGCATGTTTGTATCTTCAAGCAATCATCATGATAGAAGAATCTCCAAGAAGAATCGCCCACCTGCATAAACTTAACATTTTCACCATTTTTGCAGAACACGCATGGTGGAGGAACACATGTCTTATGTCGAACATATTTATCTTCCAATATAAAATTTTCCCTATCGTTAGTATCGGGTATTATCTCTCCCGTAATAAAACCTGCTAAATCGTTACTATTCGTAAATTGTCCGCAAACATAACAAGCCGGAGATAATAAGCATCTAGAATGAATAGAAACGATTCTGTCATCCTTAGTGTTTATATAGACATCATCAACGGTAATAAACTTACAGATGTGACACAAATATTTAGCATTAAGCAAAGGAAATGAAAATTTAGCTATGGTTCCATCAATTGTTAATGCCGCATTTTCTTCAATTCCCAACTTGCAACAATCTCTATGTGCATATACATTTTCGACTCCTACAGATGTAAATCTTTTGTAATTACTCCATGTAATAAAAAAGCCACATATAACACATGGAGTACATTCTAAACAAAAATCATGGATCCTGAGACCTTTTGGCGTATGTTTGCATTGTGTCAATCCAAAAATACTATCACCCAGAGGAAAAGAATGCTCGTATATTGATACTATATCCATGACGAACCAGACTCTAAACAATCGGGAATAAAAATTGAGTTAGATTTTAAGTTATGAAATTGTTAAATAAAAAAATTTGATTTTTTCTAATGGTCATCGGGTATAAAAACACAACGTATGTGTTTTTTATGTTGGTTGGTATTAAAACCCTCGGTCGCCGTCTTTTCATTATCTGTTCTATTATAGACATTTTTGCAAATCATATCAAGCAGAATAAATGATCTATATTAAAACCCTCGGTCGTCGACTCGTCGCTTTTTCATTATCTGTTCTATTATAGGCATTTTTGCAAAATAAATAGATAACGTATATGTAGTTAATTTGAACGCAGGTATTCTTAACATTTTTGATTTTATTTCTTCATACCCTTCTTTTTCCGAGAAAGGCCAGTCCCTTTTAATATCAGCTTTTAGAACATAAACCATAATATCTCGCAATGCGTTGATGACATTAACGCATCTTGTTTTAAGACATCCGTATGTAGGAAGCGGCTGAGTCCAAGATAAAGTATCACCACATACACATTTCTCACCGATACATCTATCGTGTATACATATAGTTCGGACATCAAATATATCTTTTCTTATGGGTAACCAATGCATACCTCCAGATAATTCTTTATGCAACCATATATTCACTATATTTTGTTGGATCTTCTTTGGCATAGAAAATTTTAAGACTTTTCCATTATCACTTACAATAGAAGTTTTTATCTGTTTTAATATTCCATATAGTACGGTAGCTGAATCTTTAAGTCGCCGAGATAGAGATTTCTTATTGGCTTCAGATATTATTTGATCTTTTTCTATTTTTACCCAATCCGCATTGATGCTACCGCATTTGCAATCGAATCTGCATTTATTATGAATCGTAAGTGTCTTGCCTGACGTAAAAACATCGCTTATAAGATCGGGATTCCCTAGAGGTTTTGAACATACTATACAATCATCGTCAATACAATTTTTGTGACGATAATTTCCATCAGGCGAAATTATTAATGTTTTTGGATCGTTTATAGTATATAAATTGCAACTTTTACATATTGGTCCGCAACAATTACGATCGATTTCTCCGTGATAACTTTCACCGTTTATTTTACGGATAGCCCATTTGCCTATTTGTATACTACATCCTTTACAGTAAGTGGGATTGCAATTTTTATGTCGGAATAATTCTCCATGTCTAATTTTCTTACCATGTCCAACATCTTGGCAGATTGAACAAACAATAGTATCTAAACACGCGCGATGATAAGTCTTGTCGTCATCCAAAATAAGTTTCTCGGCAAGACTTATTACTTTTATACATATAGGACATATCTCAGAACTACACTCTTTAATATGTCTAAAATATCCATTAACATAAGTGAGTTCTCCTTCTGGGTTTGATTCTTTTGCTATTTTCTCAAAACCTAAGCCGTTGCCTTCGAAAACTGGCTTCGAATTACATTTCGAACATGTAACAGTAGTCATACATTCTAAATGAGCAACCTTGTCATCGCCAAAATCAATGAATTGAGTGGGACCAACTATTATGTCACATATCAAACATTTATTTGAAGTGCAATTTTCTGCGTGTCTAAGAATTACTCCATCGTGTCTGAAGTTACCTCCGTGTATTCCACAATATTCGCATGTTTGAGCTGATAAACAATCATCGTGAAAGAAAAATCTCCATTGAGTATCACCGACAGGAAGAGCTCTAACATTTTCATTATTTTTGCAAAATACACAAGGTAGAGGAATACACGTAGCGTGACGAATAATATTACCTTCAAGCATAAAATTTGACATGTTAAAGGAAAATGTATTACAAACATAACAGGAGAGAGAATCTACGCACCGAGGATGTATTGTGACCATTTCATTATTTTTATTATATACCTGTAGAATACTTTCATCTTCTTTTAACACGAACTTACAGGTTTCGCATTGTCTGGCATCGTCCTTGATAGAAAAGGAAACTTCGACTTCGTTCGGATTTCCTATAGGTATGGAAAACTCTACACTGCTCATATCTTTATGCAATAAGAGTTTTCCGCATGCCCAATGACAATGAACTTGTCTAACAGCATCAGCATAATTGTATATATTACTATGAACAAGAGATTTACCACATACTAAACATGTTGTGCATTCGAGACAAAAATCATATCCATATTCTCTATGTGATTGTTTATGAACGCATCTAGATACTTCAAAGACGCTGTGGTCACTAGGAAATGTCAGGCTTGTCTTCTTATATAGGGTTTGCATGTTATATTATCTAATGATATTTTGACGTTGGTGGAATTTTTGTCTTAAAATTAACAAATAATAAATTCGTTTTTTGATTTGGCCATCTTCAATATTCCATAGGGGAATATTGATTTTTAGATCATCCGGATTTTAGATCTCCTAGGTTGACATATTGATTTTTTAAGTGTCATGGTTTAGATATCTCTTGTTCGCCTGTTAACGTGGATAGAACAAGTTCTAAATCCACACGCTCCATCCTTTGTTGCCATAGCTGTACAATACAAATTAATCTTAGATCCCTTCTTAAATTCTACACCGCAAAGGCCTTCTTGTCTACCAACCTTAATGTCTCTTGTGGAGTTCTTTGGTATCACTACATCCGATGCCTCTTCATTATCGAGTTTTTCGTTATCCTCATCATTGCTATCTTCATCCTCGTCTTCGTCAGCCTCATCATCGTCACCCATAAATTCAAATGTTTCCTTCCAGAGTTTGGCAAGAACTTCAGTCGCTTCTGCTTTCATTTCACAGTCGGTATCGCCGCTATGACAATTATCACATTGATTGAATCCATGATCTGGATTAGGACATTCAGAACACCAATGGCTAACTGCTTGAAATTTGCCGAGTTCCAAAATAGAATCTATATATTCTGGATTCTGTTCCAAAACCTCCAAGAATTGTTCATGAACTCTGTCTTTAGCCATACCAGACAGCTTAACCTTAGTTCTAAATGGAGCTTCTTTGGCTGTTTTGAGTTCTTTTTCTACAGTAGTAGGTGAAACATATGCTTTGTAACTTTCATTCAGTAGATTGTATTCAGTTTCATCAGTAGTCTTCTGTGTCGGAACGTCCATTTTTCTAGTTTTGGAGTCTGGCTTCGGGAGTCTGGCTTTTTCTTATTTATTTGTCGATTTCAAAATGTCGTTTTTTGATAAAAATAATATGGAAGTAAAGCACTATTCTAATGCTTTATGTTTTTTGATTTGGAATGGATGTCGAGCGGGTTATTTTGGACGCATGGCCATATATTTTTCTACTGAACGCATTACAAAGCACTATTCTAATTCTGTATGTTTTTTGATTTGGAATGTATGTCGAGCGGGTTATTTTGGGCGCATGGCCATATATTTTTCTACTGAACGCATTTTGGCGTCACAAAATACTGTAGCTGAAGGAGAAGCTTTCATCGTTGCTATAGTTGCTTCTTTAATTCCCTCTGCTTCAGTGTTTGGCCAAGTAAAATAAACTGGTTTCCTATAAGATGCTTCCATAATATCTCTCAATGCTTTTGTCAGAGTAATACATCTCTTATTATTGGGTTGACATCTAGACTTATCATCAGGATCCCATGCCAAAATTTCACCACAAAAACAATTCTTATTCAAAGAGCATCGATTATGATTACACATATTCGTCATATTGAAAATACCTCTTCTTATAGGTAACATCGCATCGATGTCTTGTATATCGCTTAGTACTAGTATTGTTATTTTTCGTACAATTTGTTTGACGACGGCAGGAGCCGTTCTGCGTATTGACATATATGTCGCCATAACTATATCAAATAGATCTTTGGATAGAAATTTTGGATTCCAATTTTCTTCTATTAGTTTTATGCAGTTATTTCTGTTATTTAAGCGAGAATCAAAAAGCGGAGCACAATCTACATGATATATAGTACAGAATTTACATTTGCCGACGCAACGATTATGAGCTCGGATCTTCTTTTTCTCTTTTTCTCTGGTAAATTCTGTAAGAGTGGGGACAAGTACTCCTGGATTTTCTTCCGTTATCACTTGACCATTTTCATCTACTGAAATTTGATGTGATTTCTTTCCCAAAACCTCTAGACATATTATACATTCACCTAAATCGCAAGTCGTATGTCTATAAATTCCATCATCTGTAGGTAACAAATTAGCGAAATCATCAGAAGTGGCTTCTTTACAAATATCGCATGTAGGACCATGCCACTTAAATCCACCATGATATAATTTTCCGTTGACAGTTCTAATAGGAGAGTTACCAATATAATTATTGCAATCGGAGCATTTAGCTGAATTGCATTTGTCATGAATGAATCTGTTCTCGAATTGGTTGCGATTCGGATCTATTATTTTCTTACCGTTGCCTGTTTCCCCACAAGCATAACACTTAATTTCATTCAAACAAAATTCATGATAAGTTTCTTCACCTAATTTATAAAACGATTCGGCTCCAATTGGATCGGCACAAACAGGACATAATTCGGCAGTACAAGTCTTTCTAACATGTCTGATTCCGTCTTTAGTGCGAATCATATCCCCACCTTGAACTCCACAATTAGCACACTTTAACAATTTCAAACATGAATCATGACAAACATTAACATCACCAATATCTATCCACATATCTGGACCTACAATCTTAGAACAAAGAGAACATATGTCAGTAACGCAACTCTTATGCTGCATAGAAATAGAAGTGGTATCTCTGGATTGAGATACTATGTTAAAAACCATATCCCCATATTTGAGTTTACATTTAATACATCCGAATTTACTGATAGCTTCATCGCGACATGTAGTATGCAGGAAGAGTTTCTCATTCGCACCAACAAGGTCTACCTGGATTATAAAATTTGAATCCATTTTATTGCAAATACCACAGGGTTTAAGAACACAACTTTGATGTCTTACAGTTTCTCCTTCTAACACAAAATATTCTACTCCCCTTAAGCCTTCCCCTTTATTGCACGTTCTACATTTATTTGGAATACATTTCCTATGGACAGATACGTAATCATCTTTAGGAGGTAACATAACTCGTATATCTTCTTTATTATCGATAATAACATATTTGCACTTTTCGCATGCGTGATTACCGAATTTCATATAGGCTGAAAAATAAATTCCCTTAGAACCTGACGAAACGCGAATAAAGTCAGTGACTCTCATGGTTCTGTCATCGAATCTATCTAAGCATTCTTGATGACAGAACATCGTTAATTTTCCAATTTCGTATTTCACAACACTAATATAAACATTATTGAAATTGGCGCCACAGACACCACATGTTTTACCATTAGCAACTGGATCGTCCGAGGTGAATTCTCGTTGATATATCTCACCTTTCATCATCTGCTAGCTCACGTAGTTTTATTTGTAATTTCGAATTTTTGATTTTTTTGATTTTACCCGCGCCTATCCTGACAAACAGCAACAAAGCATTATTTTAAAAGCACTGTAGGCGGCACTCTTCGTTTTATTTAGAGTTCTATCTACTTCTTCATGGTTTTGCAAATATCTTTGTGGTCTTTCCAGTGAGCT